ATCTCCCCCTGAATTACTAGCTGTTGTTCCTCCATTTGCTTTCCAACATTGAGCAGTCATTAAAAAAGCATTACCATTTACTCTGTTATCTGAACCAACTGTAAAACCATCTGTACCAAAAGCAGTTAAAGAATTTGAATTAGTTTCTTCTATTGTAGTTGCACTAGGTTCTAATAATTTTTGTACACCTCTAGTCGTATCAAATATACACCAATCTTGACCTGCTTGATCTGCACTTTTAATAAGAACTAAATCAGGGGCAAATCCTACTCCTGTTACAGCCTTAGAACCAGCAGTTCCTGTCCAAGAAACTGAACTCATTTGTTTACCAGGATAATTGTCATCAGTCTGTGCAGGGTCTATGTCATCTGATACAGATAAGTTGCCTGAACATAAAGCTAAAAAATCAGTTGGAGGTGCATACTTAAAATCACCAAATCCATTAGCATCTGCATTACCTCCAGCAGTAATATTTGCAGAAAATGTGCTGTCTTGTCCTGCATTTATATACATATAAGATGAACCATTATAACTTGCTACCCAAACTACCATTGGTGTTCCAGCAGTAAAGGTATCTACTTGCCCAGAACCAGCAGCTGCATCTCCACTATTAAAATAAGTATTATTTTTTCCAAACCACCATTTACCAGCATCTATATCTACAGCTATTTGTAGTATATCTCCACTTGTCCAAGCACTACCTCCCACAGAAGCACCTGATGTTGAACCAAATGCGTTTATGTTACCATTTGTTCCCACAATTTCTGACCTATTAGGAGCAGTAGCACTTGTATAGGCTTGGTAGTTGCTAACATCTTGCATTATTGAAATAGTAGAAGTTTTAAGAAGTCCTAGTGTAGGCCACCCACCAGCTGGGTTATTTTCTGCATATACTTCAATATACCACTTACCACTAGGCATACTTAAACTTGAAGTTATGCTTGAAGTACCACCAGTATCACCTCTAAATCTAATATTACCTTTATCTAATACATAACCAGAATAACTTAAACTAGGATTCACATTTGCTAACCTATTCCAAACTGCAAAATTTCCACTACTTGCCATAATTAATCACTCCCAAATGTTGGACTATCAAGCACTTGATGGTCTGCACCCATGTTAGTTGCTGTAAAATTGTTACCATTACCACTACTATCTGCACCCAATCCTACTGGATTATTACTAGAATATAATTGAAAAGAGGCTATTTGATAACCACTGCTTCCATCTCCTCCAGATGCACTAGGAAATTCTATTTTCCAATATCTATGACTACTAGCAGTCCAAGAATGTCCATTTGCTGCAACTCCATTACCAAATGTAAAAGTAGAACTTCCTACTGAAGTAAAATCAGAATTATTATCTGAATAATATACTGTTCCTGTTGCAGTTCTTGTAGCATATCCAGAAGACTCAGCTCCTTTTCCATACCATCTTCCTACATTTTTTGCACTTCCTAAATCTATACTAATTGTTAAAGCTCCTTGTCCAGATTGACTGTAACCAGTTGGAGAGCCAGAAGGAGATGTTCCTGCTGTAAATAGAGCAATAATAGTGGATTCAGCAGAGGATATAGCACTTGCTCCTGAACTACTTGCTCCTGTAGGAGTTATAGTTGCTCCTGAATCTGCAAATTTAAGATGAAAACCATTATTACCAAATGTTGTACCACTAGGGTCTTTTGGAATCCATACACCATTTTTAGATTCACCAAACTGTGTAGGTGCATATGATTGCCCATCTGCCATAATAAACTCTGCTAGGTAACCATCATAGGGTAAAACTTGACCAGAATAATAAGCACCAATATAATGTGCTATAGCTGTAT